CCGTAGCACGACGGGCCTTGCCCAGCTGAGCCCAGCCAAGCCCCGCCACGCCCCGCCGAACCCAGCCCGGCCATACCTGGCCATGCCCCGCTTTGCCCAGCCCCGCCTAGCCATGCTGCGCTAGGCTGCGCCAGTCCGCGCCATGCCACTCCAAGCTCTGTCGAGTGTGGCCCGCACACTCAGTGTGCATGCTAGCTCAGTACCAGTGCTGGGAGACGACGACGACGATGGCGCCGACGATGGCGACATTGATCGCGAGCCCGACCAGCATGTTGCGGGTGCGATGCCGCCGATCAGACGCGGCGCTCTCGCGCATGCGGCGCATGTCGCGCAGATGCTCCTCTGAGCTTTGGCCGGCGATGTCGTGTGCCAGGCGCGTGGTCTCGGTCTTCTTGCGCGCATCGACCCAGCGCTGAAACAGCAGCAGCCCGCCGAAGACGATGACCACGAAGGCGATGACTTCAGCCTGGCTCATGCCGGCTCAGGCTCGAAGTGGCGCGGATCGAGCAAGCCCTGCTCGATCATCTTCAGGCGCCGTTGATGGTTGCGGTTTTCCTTGGCCGCGCGCAGCTTGCGCACGAGCGTGGCACGTTGCTGCGAGATGGTCTCCAGGGCGAGGTCGGCTGAGCCGGGCATGCGCGAGCGACCGCGCTCCCAATTGGCGACGGTGTGCAGCGTGCAGCCCAGGATCATGGCCAGTTCGGACTGGCTGAGGAACTGCTCAGCCCGCCACTTCTTGAGTTCACGGCCTTTCATGGAACTACTCTCCTAACCGTTTGGTTACCCAGCGGCGCAAGTCCGTTTCGCTGGTGAATACTTCGCTGGTGTACCCGTCATCGATGCACACCACGAAGTCGCGGGTTTCGGGATACCACATGTACTCGCCGACCTCGTGGCCGTTGACAACGATGCCGATGCGGACGTTATCGATGCGCGTGTATTCGATCATCGCAGCACGTCCCGGCCGGTGACGCTCAGCACGGCCGCGCGCAGTGCTACGGCAGCTTCGTCGGTCTTGGCTTGCACGTTGGTGGTGTTGGTGCCGTCGTCGCGCAAGATGATGCGGAACTCCGGGTACTCTTCACACCAGCCGCCGGCCCACCAGTCGTACATGGCTTGCGGCTCGCCAAACGAGCCGGCGTGCGTTTTGTTGATGGCGTGCACGACCTGTAGCCACTCCGGGTAGCCGCAGCAGGTATTCGAGAGCTTGCCGTGCGGGCAGAGGCTCGTGAGGCGGGTAGAAAGCACGATGGCATCGTGCGCATGCGCGGCGCGCTTTTCGGCCGTGGTACGTGTGTCTTTCAAGGAACTACTCTCCTATTGGTTCAAGCTGGCGCCGCAAGCGTTGCAGCGGTACGTGTTGTCGGCCGGCAGTGGGCGGCGCACGTCGTAGTGTCCGCATGGCCCGGTCACGCCATTGATGTTGATGAAGCACTCCGGTTCGTCGGAGTTCGGATCGTTGTCTTCGCCCTGGTAGACGAACACGTTGGGCTTGTGATCCAAGTCATTGGAGCCGGTGGACGGGTTGAAGTAGACGTACGTCTGGCGCTGGCCATCGGTGCTGGCGACGCGATAGCCGACGCGACCGTCATAGACGAACGGCTCGTAGTAGACGCCGGCGTCCGTGTCGTACACGGTCTGCTCGCTGAGCCACTTGGTAGGTGGGTGGAGGCGATGCGGGTTTAGATCGTCAAGCGGGTTCAACTCGGCGGTCATGACGCGACCGCCGGCGTGCTGAACACCCAGAAGTACTCATACCCATAGCCACCACCCACCAATGGTGTGAAGTGGTTATCAGGCTCCGGCGTCCAGCCCATTTTGCGCGTGACAAGCAGCGCCGCGTATGCGTGGTTCTGCTCGCTATTGAGGCTATGGTCGTACTCGAACACCACGCGCGAGGCGCGGTCTCCGGCGTCGGCCACGATGCGCCCGCCGCGCGTGTTGGTTGGACCCACGTAGTGGGTGCGGATGGCACGGTAGCGCGCCTCGGGAAGCGTGCGGGTATCGATACCCTGGCGATTGTCAGTGAACATGGAACTACTCTCCAGTGACCTGTCATCTTCAGACGCCGGCGGTCAACCCGGACGTGACGCGCCGTAGCGCGTTTCGACAGTTACGCGGTGCGGCTGGGTGGCGCGTCGTCCCAACCGATGTCGTACTCAAGCTCAACATCCTCAGCTTGTGAGTCGTCGCGCCCGATGAGTTCGTCTTCGGGTGTGACCCAGTAACGCTCCTCGAATTCGATGCGAGCCGCAACGATGCTCATGGCGTGCTCGTATGTGTCGGTTTCGACGGTTACGAGGAAGGTAAATGTACTCACTGGAACTACTCTCCGTGTGTGGTTTTGCGCTGCTCAAGGATGTGCAGCAAGCGGGTGTAGGCAATCGTGCGCAGCGGATGCGATCCAAAGCGCTTGTTGGTGCGGATGAGGTACTTGACCTCCGCGAGTATCTCGGCGTCCGAGAAGAGGTCCGGGTCGCTTTGTGGTGTGGGCTCGCCAACGCGAGCCCGGCCGGGGATGTAGGTCATGCCAGGACTCCGGCGTACGTGTCGCAGCCCAGGCAGTCCGGCACAGTGCAGACGACTTCCGATAGATCGTCCGCGTGGTGGTAGCTGCGCGCGACCAGCCGCAGCGCGTTGAGCACGGTAATTTCCTGTTGGTAGAGATTCTGCCCGTCGGCGGTGGCGCCGTACGTTCTGAGCGCCGCGATGGCGACGCCGACGGCATGTGCTGGTGATTGCGTGTTACTCACGCGCGGCTCCAATAGGCGATGCTGCCATCGCTGCCGGTGAGGCGGATGAGGTACTGGAACGGGTATGCCCAGTGCGTGCTAGGAACTACGTCAACTTTGCAAGCGACCGGACGGCCGTGCTGCAGTTCGTACTTGCGCATCACGCGGCGCATAGCGCGCTCAGCTGCAGCTTGCGTGCGATAGGCGAGAATCTCGTTTTTACGTGCCATTGTGACTACTCCACTATGGTTTTGACCTGTCATCATCAGTGTGAGGCGGTCAATCCTCACAGACGCGCTACTGGCGCGTTTCGACACCCTGTCAGCCGGGCTTGCGCCTGGTGACGGGTAGATATCAATCCGTGTACGGTGCCTTGCCGCACGTCTCGCAACGATTCGCCCAGAGTGGTGTATTCGGGCAAAAGCAGTAGCGCTCAGTGATCGGCCGTTCGACCGGGCGAGGCCGGCGCGCCTCCCGTTCGCGACGTTCGCGCCAGTACTCGCTAGCGGACTGCCGGGTCATGACTCCGGCTCCGCATAGGCACTCTCGATACGCTCGCCGTGCTCGCAGTACAGAGAGTCATCTTCCCAATTGACGTCAACGCCGGTGATGACCTCATCGTTGTACTCGCGCTCCACGCTGGCGTGCTCCGGACAAAGCACGGTGCCCTGGTCTGTCACGTAGTACAGGGGATAGCCACCCGGCCATGCGTAGGCTGGCAGCTTGCCATCCGGGCCGATGTTGACCGGCTGAACACTCGCGATGGCTGGAGACGAGATACGAAAGCCGGGGAAAGTGTGAATATGGCTCATGACTGCGCCTCCAATTCCTGGCTACCCTCATCGCAGTCGCAGCGTTGCGAGACCCAATAGTGGTAGTCCGCGCGACCATCGAAGTTGACCCAATAGTCACCCTGTGAGCCGGACTTGCGCGGCTTCGCGATGCCGTACTGCTTGCGTTCGGCCGGTGTGAGTCCGAGATAGCCATCCCACGCGGAATCTAGATCAAACTTCACGTCGGAAAGCGAAGCGCTCATAGCTTCGCGCAACGTGGCGTAGGTGTACGTGTCGGACTCCGGCATATAACCGGCCATGTTGTGTCCGACGTGATAATGGAACTTCGACATTGTTCTACTCCCAATGTTTGTTTGGTCTGTCTCATCAGTACCGGGCGACCAATCCCGGCAGACACGAGCAGGGTAGGTACAGTGTTCGCGGTCCCGGTTGCCCGGTTGCTCCGCCATGCCACGTAGGTCACTGCCATGCTTACTTACCTGCTCGTGTTATCGACTTGTGAAAGTCATCCCCTGTCAGCCGGGCTTGCGCCCGGTGAGGGATAGATATCCACCGGAGAGCGCCGGTGGTCGTTTGAGTCACGCTTGATCAATTGCATTGAGTGTCTGTCTACACTCGTGACGCGACGTCCGGAGCCTGCCATCCTCGCGAGTCCCGGCGTTTAAGCTTCGCCGCACTTCCCGCAACTAGACACAGTCGGAACGTCTGTAGCAATACAGTCCGTTGAATGACTCGGTGCCAGGGTTCAATCCGCAACTAGGTGCCGGGGTGCTAGCCCGACTAACCGTCGTGGTCACGTCCTACTTCCGTATTCACGCTATGGCTGCTTATCGGGACTCCCGAAGGCGCTCAGCGTCTACTGTTGTGCCAGGGGATAGGGGCGAGACACTCGTGATGCCTGCTAGCCCGACCCTGGTCTTGTGTGCCGCTTGAGCCTCTCGACTTGCGACAACAGCACTATGCGGAATAATTTAGGTGATATCCCTAAATAACGTCTAAGCTATTGTTAAATGATTATTAACGTGGCAGGCGCCTTGATGGGGGAGACTATCCTCACCCTATGCCGCGTGGGCAGTCTAGGTTTGTGGCTGAACTGGCCGGGACTGTGGTCGCGGCTCCGCCACCTAAGTCGAAACGGCGTATCTCGGAAGAGCAGGTACAGGACAGGTATCTGGCCGGCTTGCCTAAGTACTTCACGGTCACGGCTGCGCTCACGGCTGCCGGGGCAAGTGCCTCGCAATTGGCAAGATGGCGTGAGCAGGATGGCAGCTTTCTCGTACGTGAGCAGTACGCCCGAGACCAGCTAGCTGACAGGCTAGAGGCTGAGGCCATCCGCCGGGCGTTCCGTGGAGTCCGGCAGCCTGTCTATCAGGGTGGCCTGCTAGCTGGCTACATCACTCAATACAGTGACCAGCTACTCACCTTGATGCTCAAGGCTATGAGGCCAGAGAAGTACCGGGATCGTAGCGAGGTTAGCGTGACGCCAATTGTCAAGGTGGTCAGCGGATTCACCCCGGCTGACGTCCTGTAAGTACGTAGCCTCAGTACGCGCCAGGCTCGCTTGAGATTGGCGAGCCTACTAGTCACTCTCGACTAGGGGATACCTGCCAAGTAAACACTGGGGGGAGGGTAGCCTCGCGACTCGCCCCGTGCGCCCTAAGGATCGTGCGCGTGAGGGCGGCGGGTACGGGTACCACCATCGGGGCACGCTTCCCGGCCCCCACGTACTACCAGCCCTACCTCTGAAAATTTTCTCTATTCGGGGTAGAGGGGGCGGGACGGTGTGTCACCACCGGCGCCCGCTTGGCTGGTCGGAAGTCCACCCCTCAGCTCCAGGCTAGCAAGACGCCCCTGGCGGTATGCAACGCACCAGGGGCGTGCCTGCCTGTCGGCCGGAGGTAAGTCCGGCCTAGACAGGGTCGGAGGGAGTTGACTACCGACTCCTCGATGGTACGTTTTTTCCTGCCAAAAAGCGCGCGGCTCGAAAGTTTTGCTCTTAATACGCGCGCGCGCGAGGGAAATCGAGTTCAAAGTGACGTCGTTTTGACGCCGAGTGACGTCTAAAATGACGTCAAACGTATGTCACCCCGTGTGTCTTTGCGTGGCTCCAGGCGGGTCACCGTGCGCATGCCGGAGGCGCTCTACGCCGACCTCGCTGACGATGCCGAGCGGCGTGGCACCTCACTCAACCACGAAGTCCTGCGCCGCTGCGTGTCCAAGCGCTGGCCCAACCAGGCCGACTACTCTCGTCGCCAGCAGGCCACTATCCAGCCCCTCAACGGGAGCTTGCCCTTCGACTAGGCAACCATTTGTAACGGCGCGCTACACTCCCGTCCCAAGGTGACCACGAGCCTGCGCCCGAGGCGGCACGCTGGGACATCACACCAAGATCACATTTCGGGGCTCTCACCCGAGATTGTGAGTGTCCGGCCGCAGCAGTCTGCGTATAGGCCGTTTGGGGCCGCTTCGGACCTGATGCGCTATCGCGGACGGGAAGTCGTGCTCGCCGGACCGGCGGGCACGGGCAAAAGCCGGGCGGCCTTGGAGAAGCTGTCGTTCATCGCCTACCACGCGCCCATCCGTGCCGCGATCGTCAGGAAGGTCAGGAAGTCGCTCACCCAGGCGGCGCTGGTGACCTACGAGAAGAAGGTGCTGCCCGAGCCGTCAGGCGTGCGCTTCTGGACCGAGGATCAGGAGTACCGCTACCCGAACGGGGCGATCATCGCCCTGGCCGGGCTGGACGATCCCGAGAAGGTCAAAAGCACCGAGTTCGATCTGATCTACGTGCAGGAGGCGACCGAGCTTGACCAACTGGACTGGGAGCTTCTGGTGTCCCGATTGCGCAACGGCGTGCTCAGCTACCAGCAACTCATCGCCGACTGTAACCCGGCAGACCCCTATCACTGGCTCAAGCAGCGCTGCGACCGTGGTGAGTGTCTTCTGCTCGATACACGGCATGAAGACAACCCCCTTCTGTATGACCACGCCACCTCCGAGTGGACCGAGTTCGGCGAGCAGTACCTGAAGACCCTGGACACCCTGACCGGGTATCTGTATCAGCGGCTCAGGTTGGGTCTGTGGGTCGCCCCTGACGGGATGTTCTTCGAGGATTGGAATCCCGAGGTGCACGTCGTGGAGCCATTCGAGATACCCGAGCACTGGCCTCGCTGGCTCAGCGTGGACTACGGCTACGCGGCGCCGTTCTGCGCACTCTGGTTCGCGCGTGACCCCGAGGGCGAGCGGCCGATCTACGTGTATAGAGAAAGGTATGGCGCCGGGCTCAGGGACGAGGAGCAGGCCAAGGTCATCGTGGACGCCTCCGAGGACGAGCGCATCGTCGCCAGGGTGCTCGATCCGTCGATGTTTAACGCCAGGACCGAGTCGGGGCGGCCGTCGATCGCCCAGGTGTACGCCGACGCCGGGGGGTGGCCGGTGATTCCGGGGCACAACAACCGCAGGACTGGCTGGGCGGTGTGCCGCCGCACGATGGCCTGGACGCCGGAGCAGGCGCCGCGCCTGCGCATCTTCAAGGACCGCTGCCCGAACCTCGTGCGCACCCTGCCGGCGATGGTGCACGACCCGCTCGATCCCGAGGACGTCGCCGACAAGCTGCACGGCACCAAGACCGAGGACCACGCCCCGGACGCCTTGAGGTACGGGCTGTCGATCGAAGCGGCACCGGAGCCGGAGCAGAACGTGGTGGGCATCAGCTGGGGATGACGTTCTCCAATCCGCCCAGCTTCCTGCCGCCGGTGCTGGCCACCGGCCAGGGGCAGAGCGCCAACGGGCGCCAGCAGCTCGGCAGTGGTCTGGTCACGCATCGCGGCATCATTGACGCCAACTCACTCCGAGTGCAAGGCTGGCTCTACCCACAGAGTGGCGCCGGGCTGGAGTTGGCCTACGACCAGACCTCGAAGGCAGGCTACATCCAGAGCTACAACCGCGACACCGCTCAGTGGACCGACCTCGCCATTAACGCCAAGAACATCACCCTGAGTGCCAACGGTGGTGGCAAGGTCAGCCTGCCGGCGGGCGCGGCGCAGTCACACGTCGTCAGCTACGTGAACGGACTTTCCTGGGCGACGCCTGCTGCCGCTACGTGGTACGAGACGCCAGTCGGCGGTTCGTTCACCAGTACTGGTGTGGAGGTGCGCATCGAGGCCTCCGCTTCGGTGTACTGCAACACGCTGAGTGCCAACGTCTACATCGGTTGGGGATATGACGGCACCCTGCAGCAACTTGGTACGGCAGCCGCCGAACCAGCGGTCAGTTATCAGCTGGCCCTGAGCTTCGTCACCTACGGGACGCTGCCTGCTGGCGTCCGCAGAGTTGCGATGTTCATGTACGTCAATACAGGTGTGGCCACAATCTGGAACGGCTCGCCAGTCAACTTCCACGTCACGGAGCAGCGCGCCTGATGCCTACACGCCCGGCCGGCACGCTGCCGATCAAGAAGATTCCGCCGTCCGTGCCCTATCCCGAAAACAAGAGTGACTGCCCATGACGATGTACGCCTCGCCGCCCGCCAACTGGTTCAAGGGCAGCGGCAAGAGCGCCGACGAGGAGGCCGCCGAGCGCGCGGTGATGGAGCTGGCCGGCGACCTCAAGCGCCAGTTCCGCGACCGCGACGAGCTGTACGCCGACATCGACGCGGTGCTCTTTGGGGAATTACCAATAGAGATTCCCGAGGCGTATCGGAAAACCGCCATCGAGGTGCGCTCGCCCATCGCGCTGCACATCGCCACGACGGTCACCGCCGCCCTGTCGGTCAACCCGGTGACGACCGTCTTCAAGCCCATCGGCTTCGGCGACATCTACCAGCAAAACAGCACGCTCAGGGAGAACTTCTTCGAGGCGTCATGGAAGCGCCAGGAGGCCGAGGCCAGGCGCCAGTTGCTGCGGCTGTTCATGTGGAGCCTGGCGGTCAAGGGCGAGGGTGTCCTGAAGACCCTGGAGCGCACGCGCACGGCGTGGGGCGAGTACTCGGACAAGAGCAGCAACCTGCAGAAAGAGCTTGACCAAGTCAAGGAATACGATCAGGACGCCAAGGATCGGCTGTACGACCACGAGACCGAGAACTACAAGCTGAGCTTGCCGTACCCGATCGCGACCACCGACGTGCCGCCCGAGACCTTCTACTACACCAAGAACGAAAACGGCTTCACCAGCGTGGTCGAGATCAAGGAGCTGCCCTACGTCGAGGCCTTGGAGCGCTTCGGCGCCGGCCTGGATAGCTCGGGCAACGTGGTCTCGCCCAAGTCGTGGAGCGGCCTGGACCCGAGGGCCGCCGAGCTGGCCAGGGCCGAGTGGAGCCACGTCATGGGCAGTGGCAAGAGCGAGCAGACCATCCGCTGCATCGAGGCCTGGGACTACCAGACCCAGGTGATCATGCTCAGCGGCCCCAACCAGCGCCGCAAGGGTCCCACCGGCTCGCTCGGCGAGGGCACCCTGTGCCGCGTGCTGCGGCATAGCTACGGCGACCCGCTGCTGCGCACCCTCAAAGGCCCGTACTTCCACGCGCTGGGCATCACCACCGCCAGCCGCTTGCCCGAGCACGCCGGGCTGAGCATCTTGTTCGGGTTTTTGAGGCTCTTTCCTCTCTTAGATGCACTGCTCACGATGCAGGGCAACGCGGCGTACATGACCGGCTACCCGGCCTTCAAGAAGACCACCCCGCCGGGCGTGCTGCCGGGCCTGCCGGCGATGCCCTACGGCACCGACGCGCGCGAGGCCAACTCGAAGGCGCAGACGATCGAGCCCGGCAAGCTGTTTCCGTTCGACGTGGCGCCCATCGACCAGCCCAGGAGCGGCATCGACAGCGACAAGCTCATCGAAAACATCCAGAAGATGCTGGAGTGGGCGCTGCCCAGCGTAGTGCAGGGCATGGTCGCCTCAGACCAGAGCGGCTACGCGCTCAACCAGGCGGCGTACCTGGCCCGACTCGGCTGGGATCCCATCGTCAGCAATGCCGAGGTGGCGCTCGGCGAACGCACCGGCTTCGAGAGTTGGCTGGTCGAAAACCGGATCGGCGAGAAGGTCTATGCCTGGGGCGAGATCGAGGCCAAGAAGGGCAAAAAAACGATCAGCGGCACCAGCAAGGCGACCTGGCTGGGCGTCGGGCCAGACGACCTCAAGGGCGTACACAGGTATGAGACGAAGCTGGCACCCTCCACACCCTCGAACGAAATCATCGAGACGCGCGCGATCGGCGAGAAGATGCAGCTCAAGCTGATCACCTACGAGGACGCCGTCGAGCGCAGTGGTGCCAATCCCGACGAGGTCGAGAAGAGCTGGCTGCTGCACGATCTGAAGAGTAGCCAGGAAATCCAGGCCAAGTTAAAGGAGAGCATCTTGCAGAAGATCGGCACCCTGGAGGCGAGCAGGATGCAGCAGGCCGGCGTGCCGCCACCGGGCATGCCCGGCATGGGTAGCGCGGGTCTGCCTGGGGGCACGCCAGGCGCCCCACCCATGCCCGGCCCCGGTGGCATGCCTCCAAACCCCGTCCCGTCGCCAGGCCAGGGTTTGCCGATCGCTCCACCCCCTCCCGGCGGAGCCGGTCCGGGGGGTATGCCGCCGGGTGGCGTGCCAGGTACGCCGGTGGTGCCCGGCCCACCGCGTGGCGCGATGCCCATGCCGGGAGGCTAAATGCCCGGTCGCACGCATCCGCTGGACGAGATCGCTAACGACCTGGCCATCTGGCTGGATCAGACCTCGACCGAGATCGCCCTGGCCTTCGCGCCCGGCCGCGCGCCGTTTTCGGCCAACGTCACCGAGGACCAGAAGCTGGAGTACTACAAGGCCAGGCTGTTCAACCCGGACGGCTCGCCCAATCCGGTCGGACGCGAGGCCGAGCTGCAGCGGCTGGGCATCAGCGGCTTCACCCAGGTGTATCGGGCGCTGATTGCGCGCTATCCGGAGCTGCGCGTGCCGGCCCCGCCGCCGATTGAGGTGCCCGAGCAGTGGCCAGCTCCGCTGCAACTCGGTCCTCCAGGCGCTCCAGGCGCGCCGCCAGGTCTTCCAGGCGGGTTACCGCCAGGGCCAGGCGCCCCAGGACCACCGTTGCCGCGTCCGCAGGGCGCCGCTCCACCGCCACCCATGATGCCACCCCCGCCAAGGAGCTAAGCCATGCCCTACTCCATGTCGTCGCCGACGGATTTGGCCAATACGGCCGCACAGAGCGCGTACTACAAGGCGCTGGCCAACAACCAGGGCGCCAACCAGGCGCTCCAGCAGGCGATGTTCGAGTGGCAGAAGAAGCTCGATGAAGCCACCCAGACAGGCATGTGGAACGGCCAGTGGAACAACCCCCAGGAGCAGTGGTTCACCGGCCAGTTCGGGCAGTGGTTTGGCGCCGGCGGCGCGCCCCAGGTCGGCCAGAAGACACTCACCGCCGAGGAGCAGGCGCAGCAGAACGCCCAGGCGTGGAGCGGCATGTTTGGCCAGTACCTGGCGCCCGGCACCGCGCCGACGCAGGGCCAGCAGACCTTCGAGGCGCAGCAGGCGCAGCTCCAGAACGCCAACCAGTTGGCCCAGATTTACGGCAGCTACTACGCCCCCGGCCAGGCGCCCGGCGCCGGCACCCAGACCCAGTCCGCGCAGCAGCAGGCCTGGCAGCAGGGCTTTTCGCAGCAGCAGTTCCAGGCGCAGCAGGCGCAGCTCGCGCAGCAGAACGCCCAACAGTACCTGCAGTTGCTCAGCAGCCTGCGCGGCCCGGCCGACTGGGCCAAATACCAGCAGGTACTCGGCTCGACCCCCGGCGGTATGCGCGACCTGTACGCGGCGGCGATGGGCCAGTACACGCCCGGCGGCGGCGCGACGACTGGCATGCAGCCCCAGGCGGCCGATCTGAACACCATGCAGCAGCAAATCGCGGGCGGCCCGGCGTGGGGCAGCGGCATCGGCGTCGGGCAGCAGGGCGCGAGCCCCGACCAGGCCGTGCAGGCCACCGGCAACGGCACGAATATGTACGGCGGCCAGCAACAGCAGTACAACCTGCCCGCGCCCAACCAGATCGCGCCCCAGAGCTGGAACAACTTCACGCCCAGCCAGCAGCAGCTCATGCTCGGCAACTACGAGGCGGCCGGCTACGACAAGAACGACGTGATGGCGCTCTACAACCAGGGGCTGCCCAAGTACGGCAGCAACAACGCCACGGCCGGCACCTGGCGACTGCAATGAGACGCGGGCGCCGCTACACCTTTGCCCAATATTTAGTCTGGGTGGGCACTGGCTGGTGCGGCTGCCGGCACTTTAGTCACTTCCCCTGGAGACGCCTGCCGTGACGATGCTGCCGGACATTGACGAGCAAGACTGGGACATCTTTTCGCGCGAGCGCATCGGGCGCGAGATCGACAGCAAGATTTCGGGCATCGGCCTGGGCGCGGCCATCGGCGACAAGATCAGCGGCCTGCAGAGCCTCGTCCAGCAGCCCCCACCGCCGCCGCCCGCCCCAGAGCCACCTCCGCCGCCACCGACTCCACCGCCGCCTCCACCGCCGCCTCCCGAGCCACCGCCTGCTCCCGAACCGCCACCGCCCCCGCCTGCCCCGACGTTCCAGCCCGAGAGCAGCCCTGGCCCGGCACCCATGCCGCAGCCGACGCCCGCAGACATCCAGCCGCCGGCTCCACCCCCGCCGGCGCCAACCCCCACGCCCGTAGCGGCACCCATCGCGGCCGCACCGGCCACAAGCTCGAACACCGACTGGATCGCCAGCGCACTCGGCGCGGTCTCGCGCGCGGGTGGTGACGTGCAGGCCTTCGCCTCGTCGTTCGATCCCGGTGCCGGCAATCTGGTCGGCAGTGCGCTAGGTGCCGCGAGTCGTGCGGGTGCCGACCTCCAGCAGTTTGCCGCCAACCTGCCGCCCGCCCCCGTCCCGACCGCGCCCGACCTTACCGCTGGTGGCCCGCGTCCGGCCGGCGCGAGCGTGGGCAGCGTACCGGGCTGGCTGAGCGACCTGATCGCGGCCAACGCGCCTGGAGATTTGGCCAATGACCCCGAGTTCATCCGCACCGTGGCCGCTGGCGCCAAGGCCGAGAGCGGCTGGAACCCCAACGCGGTGCAGCGGGGCGGCGGCGGGCGTGGGCTGTTCCAGTTCGACCTGGGCGGCATGGGTAAGCCGTACGCCGCCAACGAGCAGGTGCTGCTCGGCGAAAGCGGCGCGCAGCTGCAAGCCAGCCAGATCGTGCCGCTGTACGCCAAGGCCTACCAGAACGCGCCGCCCGGCCTGAGCGGCGCCGAGAAAGCGTCGTGGGTGGCGGCCCAGGCTGAGCGCCCGTACCAGTACGACAATCCGCAGTCGTCCGCGCGGCGCAACTACGCCAGCGCCTACAACGACATCGGTGGCGCACTCGGCGCGGCCGGTGAGGCGATCGGCGGCGCGTTCTCGGCGGCCGGCACCGCCGCGCGTGGCGCAGCCAACCAGATCAGCCAGTTCGGCGACCAGCAGCTGAGTTCCGACGAGGCGTACGCGGCGTGCGGCCCGGCGGCAGCGGTGCGCTTCGCGAGCATGTACGGGCGCAACCCCAGCTTGCGCGAGGCGACCGACCTGGCCGCAAGCGTGGGCTGGACCTCAGGCTCGGGCATGGCCGGCCTTTCTTCCGAGAAGTCGCTCATGGACAAGCTCGGCGTGCCCACCAAGATGGTCGGCGGCGCGCAGTGGGACACCTTCGCCCGAGAAGCCCAGAGCGGCAACCCGGTGACCATCTCGACGCCCGGCCACTACTTCTTCGCCGACGGGTACGACCCGTCCACGGGTGCGTTTCACGTCGGACGCAGCGGCACCGACCTGAAGGGTGGCAGCGAGTGGATGACGGCGGCCCAGATGGAAGCCCGCATGGGCGCCGTGCAGGGCGGCCTGCTGGCCGACAACCCGCAAGTGCCGGCGGCCTCCACGGCAGCCTCGCCCAGCTCCCCCAGCCCGACCACCAACCCGGCGGATTGGCTGGCCCAGCGGCGCGATGCGCTGGTCTCGGGCCTGAGCGACCTGGGTTCGACGGGCCAGGGCATCCTGGCGACGATGGGCCTGGCCCAGAAGCCCCAACCGGACACCAGCGTGCAGCAGCTCGACCAGGCAGTGCAGGCCGCCGCGCAGCCCGAGACGCGCCGCTCGCCACTCACGATGGGTGTCCTTGAGGACGCCGGCCAGGGCATCGCCAACGCGCGCGATTACGTGGAAAGCGGCCAGGCCGTGCAGGACATCACCGCGCCGAGCCGCGCCGTCAACCAGGGCGTGACTGATCTGGTGCGCGGCGCAGCCGGCGTGGTGCAGGGCGCCGCCGATGCGGTCTCGCCCGAGTCGCGAGCCAACCTGGCAAAGAACATCACCGAGACGACGCCGACCGATCTCTACCTGGCCTACGGGTTGGACCCCAACAGCGCCGCGACGCAGGCTTTCAGCGGCCTGGCGAATGCTGCGGGCGGCCTGGTTGGTGGGCTGATCTCGGGACCGAGCGCCGTGGATTCGGCCAAAACCATCAGCGACCTGAACGAGAAGTACGCGGGTACGCCGGGGTCGCAGACCATCCCGATGCGCGGCCAGGCACCGCTGACGCTGAGCGTCGATCCGACGGTCATGACGCCCGAGGATCGCAGCGCCTACGAGCAGGCGCGCATGGCCATTGGCGGCATCGAAAATCCCGAGGGGCTCGGCAAGGAGGCGCAGGGCGTGCTGCGCCCGGGTGTCAAAGCGCTGCAGGATCAGATGGACTTCCTGGGCCAGCGGCTGGGCACGACCAGCGGCCAGGCGCGCGAGGCGGTTTTTGCCGAAATGCAAGCCCTGCAGCAGCGCATCCAGGCCGCGGCGCCCGAGGCTCCTGCGGCTACGGCGGTCACGCCCGAGGCGCAGGCGGTCATCGATACCGCCGATGCGGGCGGTGTGCCGGGCTTCATCTCCAACAACCTGCGGCGCATCGCCGACGACAACGGCGTCGCGGTAACCCCGGACATGCAGCCCAATCAGGTCATCGACGCGCTGCGTACCAAGGCCAACGGTGTCGCCCAGGATGTGGGTGCGGCTGTGCAGGACGTGGGTGCGGCTGTGCAGGACGTGGGTGCGGCCGTCGAGAGCGCCACGGCGCCCGTTCGTCAGGCACTCAGCGACATCCCCTGGAGCGAGCAATCGCGCGCCGCGTTGGAACAACGCCGACCAGGCGAGGCCGCCGCCGAAGTGGTGCGCGCCGCACGCGAGCGGCTGAACATGAGCGACATCCCGCAGAGCGAGGCGTACCAGCGCCTGCTGCAGCGCGGGCCAGAGCCGACCAGCCTGCCCAAGGGTGCGGAGCCGATCACCGCCTCGACGGAAGCGGAGCGCGCCCGCCTGCGCCTGGAGGACTACCCCGAGGAAATCCGCGACGTGATCGCCGACCACGCGCAGGGCATCGACTGGGCGCGCCTGCAGCGGCGCGGGGTGATCTCCGACGAGGCCTCGCGGGCGATGGCCGAGCGCTACGCCAAAGACAGCGACCTGTCGCGCACGATCGCCGAGGGCAGGGCCGGCCAGGCGTACAACGCCGAGCAGATTCGGGCCATTCGGAATGCCACGGGCGCCCAGGCGGCCACCCTGCGGGACGCCGCGCAAAAGATCGTGCAGGGCGGCGACGACTCCAGCCAGGCGCTCCAGAACTTTGGCGTGGAGGCCAACCGCCTGGAGCAGCTGCTGCGCGTGGCCGAGGGCGCGCGGGCTGAATCAGGGCGCGGCATGCGCGCCTGGCAAGACCCGGTGCGCCTGGTCAACATGGAGCCCGGCCAGGCCGTGGCCGAGATTACCAAGGCCATCGGTGGCGACCGCGAGCGGCTGCTCACGGCAGTCCGCGACTACCACCAGTTGGCCGAAACCGGCGCTGGCCCAACCAAGATGGCGCGCTTCTGGTCGGGCGTCAAAAACCCACCTCTGAAGTGGTCTCGCCCGCAGGACTGGGCCGAGTGGGTCAAGCTGGTGCGCTACAACTCGATGCTCTCCGGGCCACGCACCTTTGAGGTCAACGGCATCTCAAACTGGCTGGAGATTCCGTGGCGGCTGACACGAGACGTGACCGCGAGCACGCTGCGCGGGCGGCCTGGCGAGGTGGGTGTCGAGCTGAGCGGCGCGTACGCCGGTCTGGCCAAGGGCTACCACGCCTTCATGGACGTGCTGGCCGACGGCGTGACCCGCGAGCAGGCGGCGGCAGGCGAAATGCCGCGCACGCTCACCACCCGCGTCAGCAACCCCGTTGCCAAGGTGGCAGCCAAGGGACTGGAGTATCCGTCGCGCTTGCTGCAAGGCGCTGACGAGTGGTTTCGGGCGATCGACCAGGGTATGTCGATGGGTCGCCTGGCAGCCGTGCAGGCGTCCAAGGAAGGTTTGCGTGGGGATGCCTGGGCGCGGCGCACGGCCGACATCCTGAGCAGCCCCGAGACCTCGCCCGAGCTGCTCAAGCAGGCCGGCCAGATGGCCGAGCGCATGACCTTCAAGGGCGAGATGGGCAACATCGGCCAGGGCATGCAGGCCTTCACCCAGAAGTCGGGGCTGCTCGGCAACCTGATCATGCCGTTTTTGCGCACCACCTATCACATCACCGCGCGCGGCATCGATCGCAGTCCGCTCGGGCTGGTGGGTACGGGCATCGACGTGGCGCGGGGCGCGTACGGCCGCGACCTGGGCGCCGCGCTAGCTGGCGAAGGGCCGCGACCCAGGGGCGTGGCGCCGCTCGGTGAGCGCCTGGGCGACAACCTGATGGGCTCGGCGATCTTCGGCGCGCTGTACATGCAAGCGCAGGGCAACAACATCTCGGGCGCTGGCCCAGACAACGCCCAGGACCGCCAGCTGCTGCAGTCCAAGGGCTGGCAGCCGTACAGCGTGCGCGTCGGCGACAAGTGGGTGAGCTACTCCAACTGGGGGCCAGCCTCGATCCCGTTCGCGATGGCGGCGGCGGCAGCCGAGTCGCAACGGTACGCCAAGCCTGGCGCCGAGACGCTCGATCTGGTGCTCGACGGCACACGCCGCACCGCTCAGATCGCGCAGGAGATGACCTACCTGCAAGCCATCGGCGCCGCCTGGAAGGGCATCACCGATCCGACGCAGTATGGCTCACAGTTCCTCAACGACACGATCACCAGCCTGATCCCGTACGGCAGCACGATCAACACCGTTGCCCAGGCCTTCGACCCCACCGCCAGGCGCCCGGACCGTTTCAACGTGCTGGACGCCATCCAGTCGCGGCTGCCGTCCGGCACGCCGCTGATCGGTGGTCGCAGCGAGGTGCCGGTCTCCCAGGACGTGCTCGGCCGCCCGCTGCCCAACCAGGCCGCCGGGGCGATGGCGCTCTTCCCAGGGCGGGTCAGCACCGAGCGCAACGATCCGGTGTTGAGCGAGTTCGATCGTGTGGGCTACGCGCCCCCAGCGCCGCCAAAGACGCTCACGCGCACCGGGTTCACGTATGAACTCACACCCGACGAGCAGCGCCAGATTTACGAGCAGGCGGGTCAGCTCATCGCGCAGCGCGCCGGCGACGCCCTGAACGATGCCGCCTACCGCAACCTGAGCGACGTGGGCAAAGCCAAGCGCCTGGAGCAGATCGTGACCGCCGCACGGACCCAGACCGAGAATCGCTGGATCAACTCGCTGAGCGACGCGGACCTCCAGGCCCGCCGCGAGCAGTCACGCGCCAGAAAGGAGATAGTGCCTGTCAGCGGGCGCTAAGCAAGCCATGCCCCAAGCCCAGTTCCGCTACAACGGCGAGACCTACCTCGTAGATAGCGACACCAACCAGCTGTATCGCATGTCGCAGCAGGGGCCGGTGCTGATGAGCCAGGCCAACCCTGGCTGGAACACCGCCGAGATGCGCCAGGCGATGAGTCAGGCGCTGAGCGATGCGGCCCAGGGCAGGACGGCGACGCCGCGCAATCCGAGCGCCGGCAGCGGCGGCGGCCTTGGTGGCTTCGGCGATTACGTGGCGCCCGGCGTTGACCAGGCTGCGGCGCCGAGCAGTAGGTCTACGGCGCGTGGTGTAGGCATCAAGCCCGACGGCTCGCTTGGCTGGGTGGATGCGCAGGGCAACGAGGTCAACCCCGACGGCTCGCCCATTGAGGGCGCGCAGCAACTGCGGCCCCTCGCTCCAGCACCGAACACCGCGCCAAGCGGGTCGCAGCAAGTGACAAGCGGCATTCCAGGGATGGGCACCAGTCCCGCCCAGCCGATCCAGCAAACCACGCCGCTGCCCAACGCGGTCGGGCCGTCCACACCTGGCCAGACCGCACCCGACTCGAACGCCGTCGAAAAACGCATCCTGGGTTCGCTTGGACGCAGCGGCTGGACGGTTACCGGCCGCTCCGACGAGATGAAGAACCAGAGCGTGCTCAACAGGGATGGCGTGGCCACCAACCAGCTGACGCCAACCGGCAACGTGGTGTGGGCCATCTCTGGGCCGGGCGGGCGCAACAGCACGATCACCGTGCATCCGTCAGCCACGACCGCCGGCGACTTCGACGTGGTGGAGCCGCCCAAGGACGAGCCGAACGACCCGACCAAGACGATGCAGTTGCTCGTCGGGGGCACGATCTACACGCCCGACCCGAACAACCCCAACGGACCGTTCATCCCGCGTGCGCTTGACGAGACTGCTCAGGCGCAAGCCAGGGCCAACACACAAAAAACCCTCTCAGATATCGGCTACACGAGCGCGCAGATCGACGCGCTGTCGCGCAAGACCGGCCCTGAAATCCAGCAGATTCTGGCGCAGGCCGGCCTCTCGACCGCCAACGCCCAGAAAGTCCAGCAGGACATGGCGATCGCCCAGGCCGAGCTGCCTGGCAAGCTGGCGCAGCAGGGGGCAACGCTGGCCGGCACGACGGCGACCACGGCCAGGACCGGCGCCGAGACGCAGCAGATTCAGACGGCGACCGGCATCGCTCAGGCCAAGGCGCCGGCCGAGATCGCTGAGCTGGAGGCGCGCACTAAGCAGGCGCTGGCTGCGGCGGGGGCTTCCGATGCCACGGTCCAGAAAGTCCTGCAGGAGATCAGGCAGGGCAACGCGCCCACCACCCAGGCGACCACGCTGGGGGCTGGCAATCAGTTTGTCGCCAAGACCGACCCGAACACGGGCGAGATCACCTGGCAGGACAACCGCAACTTCCAGCCCAAGACGATGGCCGACGTTGCCGCGCGAGCTGGTCAGCTCGATTCCCTGGCGCGTGCCAAAAAGGACGAGGTCTTCGGCAAGGTCAACGGCAGCACGTACACCGCCGACGACGCTGGCAAGGAGTTCATGGCCTGGTGGGAGCAGAAGATTCAGCCCAACATGGGCCAGCTGCAGGCCGCCCAGGACGAGGCCGCGCGCAAGGCCGCCCAGGACCAGATGGCGGCGCGCACGAACGCCTACACGGCGGCGAACGCGGCCGGCAGCCAGCAACTGACGGCCATCAAGGACTACGCGGCGATGCACCCGGTCAAAGACCCGGCGGCGTTCGCGAGCGTGGTCGGCAGCCTCTCGCAGGGCAACGTGCCGTCAGACCTGAGCGGCATCATGTACGAGGCGCCCGACCCGATGGAGGCCGCGCGGCAGGGCACCATGAATGCCCTCAAGTACATCGATCCGACGGCTGCGGCGGCCACTGGCGCCCCGCCACCCAACCCACAAGCCGTCGATTGGGCCGGCAAGCTCGGCGCCCAGAACTACCTGGCGCCAGGCGTGCAGCCGCCGCTGCCTCAAGCGCCACCCGCACCCGCGCCTGAACCCGCGCCTGTTGCCGCTGGCATGCCAGTCCCGGCGGCGGCCGGCGCGGACTTTAAACCAGGCTGGGCGGGCTCCGACCCGCGCCTCTCGGGGCAGCTCGATCCGTACGCCAGCGCGATTGCGCCAGCCGCACCAGCCCCCGCCGCGAGCGAGGCCTACTTGCCGCCGGCCCCGCTGGAGCAACCCTTCCAGCAGTGGCTCAGGCAGCGTCAGGCGATGCTGCCCAACTACACCTACAGGTAACGGAGGGTTATGATGCAGCCCGAACAACCAAACACCCCTTCAGTGGACGCCCAGCCGCCCGATGCAGCCGCAGCGGAGCCGACTTCCGACGAGCCAAAGGAAGGGTCTTCACCAGGCTGGTGGCAGCGACTCTTCAATCGCCGCGCGGCCCAGGAGACCGAGTCCGACGGCGGGGAGACAGAATCCAACGCAGGCGCGTCGAAGCCCCTGACGCTGACCCAGGAGGAGTTAGACCGTCGGATTCAGTCCGAGACTGACCGCCGAGAAGCCAAGCGCGCCGCCGAGCAGCGAGCCGCCGAGAGGCGCAAGCTGCGCGACGAAGACCCGTGGGCGTTCGCCGAGCAGGAGCGCCAGGCCGAGAAAACCGTTGAGCAGGACACCCAGCTCACGACCTTCTTTTCGCAGGTAGGCCTGGAGCACGATCGGCACTCCATCGATCCCCTCATGGAGGTTCTGCCCGTCGCAGAACGCCAGCGGATCATGAATCTCGAAGGTGCAGGCAGGGGGCTAGCCGGTCGGAAATTGGTGGTTCAGGAAGCGCTCAAGTCGCTTGAGAAACACTGGAAGAGCCAGGGCGAGCGCGAGGCCGAAAGCAAGCTGCGACGCAACTCCGCGTTCCGCAAGCAGGTTCTCGCCGAGTCACGCGGGATGGCCGTAGAGCCAGAGCTTCTGCCCGCGATTGGAACTTCCGCTGCCGACCGAAAAGTCACGGAGATTCTGAAGGACTACTACGGTCTCCCGAATCCCTCGCGACACAACAACGCGGGCTGACCTGTTGGGTGGCCCGCCATAGAGGGCCACTCCGATTCCGTACAACAGCATCGCCACCCGTGCGACCCCCGGTTCGGGGCCGCTCATTCCCGAGGAAGTCCAGCGGGAAATCGTCCAGTCGATCGAAGTCAAATCGGCTGCGCTGCAGTTGATGCCGCACGTCAGGATGAAGCGTGCCCAGCAGCGCATCCCGGTCATGAGCCAGCTGCCGATCGCCTACTGGGTCGCCGGCGCCAGCCTGGATGCCCGCGATATCGGCATGAAGCAGACCACCAGCCTGCAGTGGGACAACGTCTACCTCAACGCTGAAGAGATGGCCGTCATCGTGCCGATCGCCAAGAACCTGCTCGATGACATGGACTACGACTTCTGGGAGCAGGTACGCCCCAAAGTCACCGAGGCCTTCGGCGTCGCCCTGGACGAGGCAATCTTCTTTGGCGTCAATGCGCCGACCACCTTCCCGTCCAGCATCGTCGCCGGCGCCAACGCAGCAGGCAACCTCGTCCTCGCGGGCGCGTCCACCGTGGACTACCTCGATGATGTCAACAATGCGATGGCCACCGTCGAGGCGGATGGCTTCGATGTGACCGGTTTCTGGGCCAGGCGCCAGGTCAAGGCCAAGCTGCGCGGCCTTCGGGACACGACCAAGGGCTTGCTCTACTACCCCGATTCGCCCCCGTCGGCCGAGGCCAACGTCGGCACCTTGTACGGCGAAAAGATCGTGTTCTCCAACGCGGGCCTGAGCGGCTTCGCGACAGGTGCGGCGAACTACTCGATGATCATGGGCGAATGGGACCAGTCGATGCTCGCCGTCAGAGATGACATCAGCATGGAGATGTTTGACACCGGCGTGATCACCGACAACGGCACCCCGCCAGTCATTCAGTACAACCTGATGCAGCAGGACATGGTCGCGCTGCGCGTGACCGCTCGTTTTGCCTGGGCCATCCCCAATCCGATCAACCGTCAGCAATCGACCAAGGCCAGCCGCTTTCCCTTCGCGGTCGTGCAGCAAAAGGCCAGCACCGGCGGCGAGGGTTAGAGCCATGCGGGAAGACCCCAGACCACCAGACCCGCCGGCTGAACCCGACGACGACGACCAGCCCGAAGCACCGCATCCTGAACCGCAGCCGACACCGGCTCCAGCCCCAGGCGCCTGATGCCCGGCGGGCGCCCCTACAAGAAGCCCGTGTCGAAGGCCCAGGCGCGTTTCTTTGGTGCTGCGGCTGGAGGCAACGTGCCCGGCTTTTCCGCCGACGAGGCGCAGAAGAAGCTCAAGGGCGTCAAGGAAAGCAAGCTGCCCGAGCGCAAGAAAGGCAAGAAGTAAATGCCCAAGGTCCGCGCACTGGTGCCGCTCACCCATCCGAAAACCGGCGAGGTGTTCGCGGCTGGCACCGAGGTAGATGTGGACGAGGAGGTCTTCCGCGACTGGCGCGCGGACGGCAAGGTCTCGTCTATCGATGAGGAGAAGAAGGCGGCTGAGGCCGCCAAGGAAGGCAACTACTCAGCCAGGACCACGCGCACGGACGCGGGCGAGGCCAAGGCTGAGGATGCCAAGGCGCCCAGGGAGAAGAAGTAATGCCGCGCATGCGCTTCCTGGCCGTCTCCACCGACCCGCGCCCCGACCATCCGGGCACCACGTACGGCCCAGGCCACGAAACCGACTACGTGACGGAGGACTACGACTACATCAAGTCGCTGATCCTCGACGGCAAGGCCGAGCTGCTCGATGGGCCGCCCGAGGCGCTGTTCGCGGCGCCCGAGGAGAAGTAAGTGTCCAGGGTGGTCTTCAACGCGCCGTCGCAGGACTCGGTCACCGCGACCACGTACTACGGCAAGGGCCACCAGGCCGACATCGCCGACGAGGCCTTTGTCGCCAGTCTGGTCGCCTCCGGCAAGGCGGCGCTGATGGGTGCGGCGATCCGCAGCATCTCCGTGACGCCGATCGCCGCCACCACGGCGACGGTCAACTGGGTGGTGGATCAGCCGTGTACGGGCATGGTGGTCAACTACGGCACCAGCACCAGCTACGGCTCGAATCAAGCCGCCACGCCCGCCTCCGGCAGCGGCGCGATCGTGGCCAACCTGACGGGTCTGACGACCGCCACGCTGTACCACTACCGCATCTCTGTCACCGTCGGGACGTACACCACGCTGACGCCTGACCGGACCTTCACCACGGCATGACGACCTACGCCCGCCTGGAGCAGGAGGTGGCCAGGCGCACCGGCCCCTTCTTCCAGGCGGCCCAGGACTCGGGCTCACCGACCAGCAGCACCACGATCGCGGCGTACATGCCCACGCTCAAGACCAGTGCGCTGCTGGGCGGCCCCGAGAACTTGTGGCTGCTGCGACGCGGCATCACCGATACGGGCACGCCACTGCCGCCAGCGGTGGCCGATCCCCGCGATCGCATTCGGATGGTGCAGACCTTCGACCCAGGCGCTGGGCGTGTGGTCGTGGATCGCAACTGGCGCTACCCGATGCAGCCCAGCGAGCTAGCCGAGTTCACCCACCTACACCCCGATCAGGAGCTGCGCACCAGCGTGCTGGCTGGCCTGCGGCGGTGCTTCATGGAAGAACTGTTTGCCGCCGAGCTGACGAGCGCCTACGGCGACATCGACCTGACCTACCAGAAGCCGTGGCTGACCAACCCCAGCCAGGTCGCGCGAGTGCAGTACGGCTGGTACAAGCCCGTTGGCGAGGCGCCCTTCGAGGCCACCCTGCAGCAGGGCCACGTCTTGCTGCGCAACACCAGCGGGTCGTACGCGCCAGCCAACGTGTGGGTCACCGCGCTGCGGCCAGCCTGGTCGCTGGTCAATGGTGTGGACGTAACCCCCGACCATGTGCTGGTCGATAGCGACGAACTCAGCGTAGACCTCGACTACGCCACGGCAGCCGGCCACATCGAGGCCTGGCACCTGTACCCCAGCCACATGTTCGCCGCAGCTGCTGGCAATCTGCAGGCCACCCAGGAGATGGCCGCGCGCGAGTTCACCCGCCAGTCGCTGATCTGGGGGCCAGCGCCCACCCGCCGCGTCGCCTTCTCTGAGGTGGTCGGTGGTCCGTTGATGAGCGTCAGGTTGTGACGCGCACGAGCGAGCGGGTCAACTGGAACCCGGTCGGTGGCGAGCCGCTGCCGCCAACGTGGAGCGTCGGTCCGCAGGGTCCACCGGGCGAGCAAGGCCCGCCTGGCCCGCAAGGCATCCAGGGACCAGCCGGCGCCGACTCCACCGTGCCCGGCCCGCCTGGCCCGCAGGGTATGCAGGGCACGCAAGGCCCGCCCGGTCCGCAAGGCCCGGTAGGTCCACAAGGTGCGGACTCGACGGTGCCCGGTCCGGCCGGTCCGCAAGGCATCCAGGGACCGCAGGGTGTTCAGGGTCCGACTGGAGCAACTGGTACAGCCGGGCCGGTTGGTCCCTCTTCCAGCGTCCACGAGGAGTTCCTGCCGGCCAACGCGGCGACCACGGTCACCCTGTCGCAGACGCCGCAGTGGATTCTGGTGCTCGCCCGCGCGGGCGTGGTGCAGTCATCGGCCGCCGGCAACTATTCGCTGAGCGGCAGCGTGATCACCTTCACGGACGCCTTCAACGGCTCCGAGCGGGTGATCGTGGACTACGCCTCGACGGGCTACACGCCGACCCCGCCGATCGACGGTTCAGGCATCAACGACAACTCGATCACCTCCGCCAAGATTCAGGACGGCACGATCGTCGCTGCCGACATCGCCAACGCGACGATCACCAATGCCAAGCTCGCCAGCGACACGGCTCGTGCCAACCTGCTGGTCAATGGTGGCTTCGAGATATGGCAGCGGGGCAACGGGCCGTTCACGATTGCTGCCTTCAGTGCGGACCGTTGGGCGATCGGTCTTGATGGCACGGACACTATGTCTGTTTCCAGGGATCCGAGCAATCAGGACATTCGCTCAGGCAACTGTGCTGTCGTGACATACACGCACGGGAACGGCACCGGCGGCTCCGCGCTCTATCAGCAACTCCAGCCGAACACGGATATGTGGGGCATCCGCGCAAGTACGCTCACGCTCAGCATTCGTGTCAGGACGTCGGTGGCCAATGTCGCGCGTGCCTATATCTACAATAACGGCACGTTTGTCTATGGCTCCTATCACTCCGGCGATGGGACTTATCAGACATTATCCGTCACTGCAACGACAGTGGCGTTGCCGTCAGGTTTCAATGTTGGCGTGTCGTTCAACACCAGCAACGCTACGGCCTACATCGACAACGCCATGCTGGTGGTCGGCAGCGTGTCAGCCGACTACGCGCCGCTGCACCCGTCCGACGACCTGGCGCGGTGCCTCAGGTACTACGAAACATTCAGCGCGGCCGCGGGCAACATCTTTGCTGCGGGTCAGGTCGTGAGCGGCACTCTGGCGTATATCCCCCTGGCGTTCCTGCCGAAAGCCGTGGCGCCAACTGTCACTTCCACCCCAGCCGCCAGTTTCGCCCTGCTGAACGCGGGTGGATCGCCGATTGTCTGCACCGGGTTTTCGGCCGGTGCAGTGAGCAATCGAGCATGGAGTGCTGGTGCCGCCGTAGCCAGTGGGCTAGTAGCCGGCAACGCATCCTCCCTGGTTGCGAGTGCAGGAAACACAGCCTCCGTCAATTTTGAGGCGAATCCATGAGCATCAGACCCGTAGTGTTCAACGCAGACGGCTCCATCGATGTGGTCTTTGACGAGCAGGGCCACAGCGGCACCATCCCCGCCGCCGAAGTTAAGTGGACCGTCATCCTAGGCGGCCCTTTGGACGGCAGCCACAATCACAACTTCATCGTGCTGAACTGCCCCGATGGCTGCGGCGCCACCTCAACCTGGCCGGTGGGTGGCGGGGCTGACGCCACGATGGGCCAGCAGATGTTCGTCGAAAAGACGCAGCGCGAGGGCTGCGCGTGCGGCAATGTAGCGGCCGGCACCAACGCGGTGCCCGAGTCGCACGTCAGGCTGAACTGCAGCCGCATGGATGGCCCCGGCCGCTGGGTGGAGCAATAGGTATGGCAGAAGGACCGCCGCAACGCCCCATCGTGTACCGCCGCAGTGATCGCTTGGTGGTTGGTGAGCACCCCAAGGGTGGAGTCGGCAACCAGCACGGCGTCGAAGTCATCGCCATCGAGGAGTACGAGAAGCTGCTGCGGACAGACCCGGCGTACGTGACGACAGACGGCCACATCCAGGCGACACCACCGTGAGCAGGCAGGTTGTTCTCACCAACTTCGGTGGCGTGCCCACCGGTGGCACCACCGGCCAGGTGCTGGGTAAGGTCAACAACACCGACTACAACGTCACCTGGCAAGCGGTGGGCGGGCTGACGATTCCGCTCAGCCAGAACCTGACGTTCAGCCCCGACAACACTTACGACATCGGTGCCAGCGGTGCGACCAGGCCGCGCGACCTGTTCCTGGGCCGCAACCTGACCGTGAGCGGCAACGTGGGCATTGGCGCAGCGCCGATGGCTGACCGTGCCGTACAGGTCACCCCCCTTGCAGGCACGCTGACGGGCACGACTCAGTACGGGATCGTGACGGCTCCGACGTTTTCCTCAGCCGCAACGTCCGGCGTGAACGTGCTCTGGTTGCAGTTGGCCAGTCAGGCCGCGACCTACACGATGGCCACTTGTGCGGTAGTACAGATCAATGGACCGTCCCTGGGCGCAGGGACATCTATTACCACCAGCTACGGCATCAACATCGGCAATCAGGGCGCGGCTGGGGTGGCTAACGCCTATGGACTGTTCATCGCCAACCAGTCCGGCGCGAGCGGCAACAACATCGCCCTGGCTATCGGCTCAGCCAACGAGCGCATCCGCAATCCGGTCAATCTGGCTGCCAGCCTGAGCGTCGAGAGCAGTGACGGCTATGCCTTCTTGAGCGGCAAATTAGGCACCAACATGGGCGGCAATGCGTACTACGACGGTACCAACTGGATGCGCTTCGATGTGGCACAGCCAGCAGTTCTGCTCGGTGCAGCCGGTGGCCAAGTCACTGTCGTTTACACCGCTGCCGGGGCTAACCCGATCTCGTGGGGCGCAACGGCGTTCGCGGTTAATGCCAGCGCTGGCCCAATGACGGCAGCCTTCGACAGCGACACGGCGAGTGCGCGGCTGAAGTTCGGACCTGCCTACGGGATTGTGCAGACCGTGAACGGTGGTCTGTACCTGCGCTCAAGCAGTAGCCAGCCGGTGATCATCGACGCTGGGGCTGGCGGGTCCGGCGGTTTGTATATGACCGGCGTGCTGACGATGGCGACGGGCGCAGCTTCCGGCACCGGGCTGATTCGCCTGCCGAATGGCTATCAAGTCGGCTGGCGCAATCCTCAGAACAATGGCGACTCGTGGCTATGCTTCGACAGTACGGGTCGTTTGCAAATCCAGATCGGAGTGCCAGGCATCTTCGTCACCAATGTGGGAGGCGCCGGTGGCGCCCAGGCATTGCCAGCCACCCCGGCCGGCTACATGACCGTCACGCTCGATGGCAGCGCCTTCAAGATTCCCTACTACCCGGTCTAAGGAGCCAGCATGACCATTCCGCAAGAACCCCCGCCTCCGCCCACAACGATCGGTACGCAGCCCAGGAACGCCGACGAGGTCAACGGTCTGCTCGGCACGCACCTGAGAGGCTTCGCCGCCAACAAGGTGACCATCAATCAGGACCATGCGTGGTTGGGGGTGACCGATTTGAAAGCCGCGCCGTATTACTTCAGCGACGAGCAAGAAGCGACCCTGAAATCTGCGATCGCAGATCTGGACGTGGCTCTGGACGCCGTGGACATGACGTTCATCTCAAGGATCATCGGCATCTAGTGAGCCTGCTCAGCAGTCGCCGCCGCCCCTGGCCGTTCCACGCGCGCATAGGCTCCATTCTTGGCTCGTCGCAGGAGCGCACCGGCTACATGCTGGTGCCCAACGACCAGGGGCTGATGGTCGCCCGCAAGCAGCAGATGCTCGATAGCGTCGTGCCGTCGGTGCAAGAATATGGCTCGGCGCCCGTCTATAGAGAGAGGACGTTTCCGCTGCGTCCCACGGGCGGCTACGGCGAACGGGTGCAGTCCAGCTACGGCGACAAGCGCTACTACTGGGGCAGCGACATTCAGGTAGACGGCGGCCTGTTCGGCAAGGGACCGCTGGTGCATCCGGTGACGCCATCAGTCGCGTCGGCTGGCTACACGGTGAAGTTCCTCGACGCGCCGAATGCCAGCGGCGTCATGCAGCAGTTCATCCTGTCGGGCGCCAACGCTTACCGTCGCACTGACGACACCGATCTGGGCCAGGTCGTGGACAGGAACTTCCCCGGCATACAGATCACGGACGGCGTGGTGTTCCAGGGTGGCTTCGCTGGCGCCACGCCAAGTCTGTATCTCGCCTTTGTCAATGGAACAATGTGGGAGCGGACGGCGGCCGGCACCTGGACGGCGTGCGCGCTGCCTAGCGGCTTCCTGGTGAATCGCCTGGAGGTGGTTGGTGTCGAGTTATGGGCGGCCGACAGCGCCAACTCGGTGGTCCGCAAGGTCACCTCCGATCCCAAGGTGGCAGCCAACTGGTCGGGTCCGATCTTCGTCGGCTCGCCCAGCGTCAAGATCAGCGCGCTGCGTCAGAGCGGCAACCAGCTAACGATCTTCAAAGAGAACGGCTCGCTGTTCACGCTCAATAGCGACGGCAGCACCAACGACCTCTTTCCTGGCCTGCGCGTACCGATTAATCCCGACAACGGCATGCGAGCTGCAGCCTGGCTGGGAGCGATCTGGTTCAGGGCCGGCCCAAGCTTCTATCGCCTGGACGTGCCGAGCAACCAGCTCACGCCCGCCGGCCCCGGACGCATGCTGGATAACGCATCACCCGTTCGGGGTGATGTGCAGGCGTTTGTCGGCTGGGGCGGCTACCGTGCGTACCTCACAGTCTGGAACCCGATAACCAGCACCAGCTACCTGCTGACCTATGGCAACTGGGAGCCGCACGAGAGCGAGGAGGGCACTACCTTCGCCTTCGATGATCAGTTCGACGGCGCGCTCGCACACTGGCCGAACCGCAAAGCCACCGCAATGGCTGTCAGCGGCGCGAGCGGCCAGGACCGGCTGTACATCGGCTTCGATGACGGCCGTTGGGACTGGATCAAGCTGGTGCGCAGTCCGCTGGCCGCCGACTCGGGCGCCGAGTTCATCGTCGGCCCGAGCGAGATTGTTTTCCCACTCCATCATGCGATGTTCCAAGCCGATCTCAAGCACTGGTTGGGGTTCTCGGTCTTCGGTCCGGTGATGCGTCCAGGCGACGAGGTGCAGCTCTACTACAGGATCATGGCCAGCGCTGGCGCGCCGCCAGCGGACTCGACTGGTGATTGGCTATACCTGGGCGAGTTCATCCACAACGGCCAGCGCATCGACACCCCCGCGAACATGGTCGGCAACGCCCTGTCGCTCAAGGCCCAGTTGTTCAACACCAACCAGTTGGACACCCCGGTGCTCGAAATCATTGCCTACCACGAGCGCGTGGTGCCCGCCTTCAAGCGCGACCTGCAAATGACGATCGACGCGCGCGGCTTCCAGACCAGAATGGACGGCGCGGCGCTGCGCTTCGACAGCGACCAGATGCACAAGCAGTTGCTCAACTTTGCCGCTGCACCCGGCAGCCTGGCGATCGAGCTACCTGACGAGACGGTCAATGAGGTCGCTCTGTTCGGGTACGCCGAGCGCTTGCTGCCGATGCAAGCCGGCGGAGGTCGCTCGTGGGGCGTGGATATCCAGGCGACCCAGTTCCGCATCCTGACCGTGTACGGCATCATCCGCCGCCTCAGAGGCACGCGCATCGGCGACTTGCGCGGCTACAAGATCAGCGCGCTGAAAGCCCTGTAGGAGAGCGTATGCCCGACCTGACCCCCGAACTGAACCTCAACCTGGCGCTCGATGACGACGACACCGCCGACTACCTGACCATCAACCTGTCCGACTCGCTGACGGTCCTCGACGGTCTGTTCAATTCGAGCACCGGCCACGCCCACAACGGCTCACACCAGGGCGGCGCGCTGGAGTTTCTGGACCTGACCGTCGGCGAAGACCTGACGGTGGTCGGTCAGACCACGCTGCAAGGGCCGCTGCTGGCCCAGAGCAACGTGCATGTGATTGGCCTGACCACGCTGGACGGCGCGGTCACGATGGGCAGCACGCTGAATGTCACTGGCGTCACCACGCTGAGCGCCCAACTGGTGTGCAGCGCGAATGCGTCGGTCGGCACCGACCTGGCCGTCACCCGCGACCTGAACGTCGGGCGCAACGGGGTGGTCACCGGTGCGTTCACGGTCGGCGGTGCATTGAATGCGAACGGCGGCGGCACGCTGACCAACGTTACGCACAGTGGTGGATCGATCACTGGCACGATCAGCGGCAGCGCCACCTTCAACTCCGGTCCGAACACGACCGACTGGTTCCGCAACAGCACCACTGGTACCGGCATCTTCAATACGCCGGCGAATCAGGGCATCGCCTTCGACACCAACGGCGCGTACATGTACCCGAGCAGCGATCGCATCGTCGGCGCCACGATGAGTCAGACGCTCACCAACAAGATGCTTACCAATCCGCGTAACCAGGCTGCCGCCGGCTTCCTTGGCGCCAATAGCGGTGACGCGACCAGCTTCATGTTCAACTACGGCAACGGGACGTTCACCCTGCCGAACCCATCAGCCGCGTGGATCGGAGTGTTCCGCGCCATCAAGTCCTACCCAGGTGGCCCCAGCACGATTACCTGCGGGGTGGCGATGATCGGACCTGGCGGGACTGGTCCTGTCGGCTCGTTCGTCATCCAGGCCGGTGACTCGGTGACGATGTGGTGCGACGGCGCCAACTGGTGGGTGCTTTGACCTTTATCCAGATCGCTGGCTCGGGCGCGTCGCCCCTCCAGTACATCGCCGGCGCGGCCTCGCTCAGCCTGAACAGCAGTTTCCAGAACTTCTCGTGGGGGCCATCGCTCGCCTCGTCCAACTGGGGGTCAGGCGTCACGCTGGTGTGTCCTACGACCGGCTACTACACGGTGTTCGTGCTGATGAACACACCGTCGGTCAATGACAACTCCCAGGTGGTCATGCAGTTGCTCTCCAACGGCGGCGTGATTGCCGACACCGGCGGCACGGTGGAGGTGGGAAATTTTGGGAACAAGGGCCAGGCTGGGGTGATCTGGTACGGCGTGGTGAACGCGGGCACTGCGTTCAACGTGCAGATGCGATCCTGGCAAAGCCCGTTCTTCTCTGTCGGCGGCGGCACACTGGTCATTACCTATACCCCCACCCCCACCTACAGGAGGTAAGTCATGCACGAAACAGAGATCATCGAAAACGGCCACGTCGAGGAGCCGCTGCCTGACTTCAAGCCGTACGAGGCGCTGCCGGTCCTGCCGAGTGGCGCGCTGCGGCGCCTGAGGCTCCTGGCTGAGAGCCTGGCGGGTGCCACTGAGGTCGCCCAGGCCGCGATCAACACGCACAACACCCGCCGCATGGCCTACCAGCAGGCGTTTGAGGCAGCCTGCGAAGACTGTGGCATCACTATCCCGCCAGGCGAGCATGACGTGCAGATCGACTGGGCTACGGGCGATGTGAGGTTCGTAGCCAAATGAGCGAGTGGAACGTCGGACCTGGCGTAGCCCAGGCGATTGCCGATAACGGCGACGAAGCTCGCAGCGATGAGCGGTTCATCATCCTGGATGAGGGCCACAAGGTCTCCCTCACCTTTGCGCGGGACGCCACGTACTACTGGTATCAGGAGGACAACCGGGTCAACCGGGCACCCTTTCGGTGAGGAATCAGAGCCAGGCATCGAGTACGACCAGTGGGCGAGCATGCCCGGCCAGCTTTATGACTGGACCTGTTCTGCCTGCTCTACAGAGTTCATTGAGCGGGCCGTGGGCTACGCCCGCGGCGCCGACGTCTATGGCAACCGTGAAGCGGTGGTGTACGCCATCGGCTACCCCAACAACATCAACGGCAACGTTGGGCTAACCGATGGCTCAGGCGCGCAGCTTCAGCGCGTCATCAAGGAGCAGACTGGTTTCGACAGCGACCAGGGCTACCCCGACTACGACGCCGTCTACGAGCTGGCTGCGGCAGGTACGCCGGCGCTGATGTCGGGGGCCGCCTGGTATCACTGGGTGGCGGTCCGAGGCGTGCAAGGGTCCAGCTTGTGGCTGGCAAATTCGGCGCCTGGCTATAAGGGCATCTGGGACACGATGTACCGCGACGACTTCACTCGTCTGGGCGGCTTCTCAGTTGTGTGGTTGACGTAGGAGGAACACATGGTCATTCAAGGCGCCCCCGCGTGGGCAACAGTTGGCGCGGTCATCGCGGTGATCGTGCTGCTGCTCGCCATCCTGGGCCTGGTCGGCGTGCTGCCTGAGTCGAACACCGTGGTCTTCGGGCTGATCGCGGGATTGGCAATCGCCAGGCTGCTCTGATTGGCGATCTGGTGGCGCAGCCTGTACGTGCAGTGCGCCGTGTACATCGCGACCGGCGGGGTGCTCGGTGCGCTCGTCGGTCTTGGGCTGAACCCGCCATCTGCCCAGGTTGCTGAGCAGGCTCTTGCCGAGGCGACGCCGACGCTGGTCATCGCACCCGCCGCTGTCGTTCTTCCCGTCTCATCGCCGGCCACGGAGCCGTTCCCCGTCCCGACACGCGCTCCTACGCCAACCTTCCTGCCTATCCCCGACCCCGCTCCGGCCAGGGAGCCGGCCGTCTCGCCGTTTGTGCCCAACACCAGGCCCGATGGCTCGTGACCATTGACGTCGTCACCATCGCCAGCCTGCTCGGCGGGCTGATCGGCGTCGCCGTGTTCCTGCTCAGGTTGCTGATCGCCAGCAAGAACGATCAGATACGGACGCTTGAGTACGAGCTTCGAGACGTGACGGCCGAGCGCGACCTGTTCCGAGGTATGGCGATGATCCCGCGCGATCACCCCTAGAGGTGGCTACCGTCGAGTACGGCATCATCCTGGCCGCCGTCGCCATCGTCATCCTGCTCGGCATCTTCTGGTTCGGCTCCGCGCTCGAACCCTGGTTCAGCGCCCTGGCGCGAGTTGTCACCGCTCACTGAAGCTACAAGAGTTCTTCGGCAATGCCGAGAGTTTCCTGGCATTCCTGCAGTTCGGCCCGCAGCCGCTCGTTCTCGGCCTCTATGTTGAGCCAGTCGGCGCGCCACTGCTTGTTCTCGGCGCGGAGTTCGTCGCGCTCGCGGGTCAGCGCATTGACCTCGTTCATTAGTTCGCCGGGGGCAATCTTGTCAGCCATAACGGCACTTATCGCTATCAAACTTCGCGAGCGCGACCTTTAGAACCATTGCAGCCACCGCGTGCGGGCTGCGGGCAGAATAGGCAATCTGGTCCTCAAGGAGATACTGGCACCATACGCCGTCGCTCAGGCGAGTGAACCGGTAGTCAGTCCACCCCTGGTTGTCGGAGTGACGAGCCTCGATCTGGAAGCCCGGCGGGTGCATATTGAACAGCGCTGCTGTCACCGGGTTAGGTGTGTACTTGGTAGAGCTAACCATCTCTATCTCTATCAACCGAACACCTTGGCCGCGACGAGGATCGCCACGCCGACGATGACCGCTGCGTACAGCCCTTGGATGTACCTCAACTGCGTCAGGGCCAGGTCGTTCATACGCTGGGCCAGGCGATTCTCCGACTCAGCGATGCGTAGCTCTAGCTGGGCGAAGCGTGCGGCCATGCGTAGCTCCTGTTCGGCCATGCGAGCGGCGAGTTCGTCGCGGGTCACGTACTGGTCAGTCTGCGTCATGGATAGCCCATGTTTCGACGGAGTGCCGCGAGGGCATGCTCGTACCGGGCTATCTTCTGCCTGCGAAGCGCCTTGTCCCAGCGATGTTTCGCCCGGGCATCGCGCATATTGTCGGCTTGAGTACCGACGAACAGGTGGTCGGGACGGACACAGGGCGGGTTATCGCAGCGGTGCAACACGTCGAGGCCGTCAGGGATGGCGCCGTAGTGAAGTTCCCAGGAGAGGCGATGTGCCTTCTTTGGGCCAACGCCGGGACCAAGGCTGAGTCGTCCGTACCCCTCGACCCAGCGGGCGCCAGTCCATTCCCAACAACCATCAGGGTCGCGGTCTACCCTGGCCCAGAAGCGGTCTTCAAGTGACGAGTTACGATAGATGGGCATCGCGGCTACCCCCGTGGTGTCTGACCCCGGGCTGCTCTTACAGCGCCGGGGTCTTCATTCTACGACGGCAGCGAACTCGGGTTTTAGTACGAACACTGCATACCAAACACCTTCGTAATCGATGCTAACCAGTACCCATCAAACATCCCCAAAACAGGTCAGTCTGAGATTGGAAGGCTCAGGCCAAACGAGAGTGGGGCTATTCTGGAGGAATACCCACACAACGCCCATCTGAGATCAGCACACCCTATCAGAGACCCCTCAGATACTGAGATTGAGTACTTATTCAATCGTTAAGCTACCTCAGCCCACGAGAGCCGACGAAGATGGTTCAATGCAGATGACGGGGCGGCGGCTAGAGGGAGCAAGGGATGACTGGCACATGAAGCACCGCCGAGGCCCACTGTGAGTGGTGTCAGCGCACGATCGTAGGGCTAGGCCGCCCGCCGAAGATGTGGCTCGTGCTGGACATGACCTTGCCCAACTACGAGTACCGCAGGCACTGGACGATCTGCCAGGAGTGCCACATGGCACTCGACCGACTGATTACCAAGCGCGGGCGGCGCAAGCTGCCTGGTTCATGAGTCGCCTCGCAGCCACTTGAACCAGCGCCCGAGCAGCCAGACGGTCAGCACCGACAGGCCCAGCCAGCCCAGGCCGATGATCAGGAGTAGTGCCGTATGACGTACCTCGCGCACGCCAGGCCCAGGCAGAACCCGGCGCACGCCGCGCACACAATGGCCATGCCGTACTGGCCGTCCAAGTAGCCGAACGTGGTGGTAACAAACAGCACGGCTGGAGTTAACCACTCTAGCCACTTCATAGCTTGCGGTCCCGCCACTTCTGCTTGCGCTTGAGCCTGTTCAGCGCCTGGCGGATAAGCGCGCTCTGCTCCCTGCTGTTGAACTGGCGATGGCCGTTTTCCCAGTGGCTGATGGTGACCTTTGATACCTCGCAGTATTCAGCTGCCTCGTCCTGGGTCATGCCCAGGAACTTGCGGATGCGGCGAAACTCCTGGCCAAGCGTCTCCTTGTCGGTCACGCTCATTCGGGTACCGGGAACTTCTCGGCCCCGCGTCCCGTGTTGTGCCAGGAGATTTGCTGCACCGTCTCGTCGCGGCGCCAGAAGTTCCACGCCTTGATGACGATGGCGACGAGGCGCTCGCGGGCCTCGCCGTGCGCGTGCCAGTCTCGGCTCCTGCCCTGGTAGGAGTTCCGCAGGCGCAGGATGGGACTGCCGCGTTCGAGCATCTCGCCCACCACGAGGCTCTCGACAAACACCTCCGTCTGCTCGGGGCTGAGGCGCCAGAACATGGCCAGCGGGATCGCCCACAAGCCGGTGCCGCCGACAAAGCCGCCGACGACGCGGACCTTGTCGGCCAGGCGGATGCCTTCATTGACCTCCGGGTGGGACTCGATGTACGCCAGGCCAGCCGCGTTGGATGGCATGGGGATTGTGCCCAGGCGCGAGCCGCCGGTGGTGATTCGCCCGATCTGCTCGATGAGCATCAGGCCGCGCGCTGCCGTGGCCTTGGCGACGGTCTGGTTGTGGCCGTGGATGCTCAGCACGTCGGCCATGCTGCGGCTCTTGCCCGTGTCGATCTTGTCGAAGGCCGACTCGGAGATACCGCGCACCACGATGTTGTCAACGGGGATGCCGGCGCGGATGACGGCGTGTAATCGGTGCTGGCCATCCCTGACCTTGCCGTCTTTATCCAGCTTGATCGTCTCGCCGGTCATGTCCCACTCGCCAAGCTGGATGGCCCACATGAGCTTCTGGATGGCGCGCTCGCTGGGCTTGCGGTTGGTGCCGCCCCTGTCCAGCCACGCCTGGGCCATCACTGGCGTGATCGTCTCGATGGCCAGGCTGATGCCGTACTTGGCGGCCAGGTCGGTGCTGGTGCCGTTGCGTTCGATCTTCGTAGGGGCCACTAACTCGACCACCTCCTGCGCGGGTTCGAGGACCATCTGCTGCGCCTTCCTCAGGGCGTTGTTCTGGCGAAAAGCGGCGTGTGTCGCGCCGCTCTTGGCCTTGTAGTCACGCTGGTACAGCGTGAGGAACTCCCCCCGCTGCTTGGAGTGCGTGCGAGCGAAGTCGTCTTCGGAGCTGGAGCCGGTGTTGTCGCCTTTTTTGACGACGTGGTAGCGGATGTTGCCGCCGAAGCTCTGGCCCTCTACCTCAATGACGGTGCCGGCGTGGTCGCCACGCCGCAGAATCCACCGTGAACCTGGCTCGATATGCGGAGCCATGCACTACTCCTTTCTGCTTAGACCGCGACCGCTTCGGCATCGAGGCGGTCATACAGTCGGTCGAGCGCGTCGGCGCCCATGCGCGCATCCTCCGGCAGCATGTGCGAGTAAATCTCGGCGGTGATCGCCGTGTTGGCGTGCCGCAGATGTGCGCTGACCACCGTCAGCGGCACGTTCTCGCGCAGCATGAAGCTGCCGCAGTCGTGCCGCATGTCGTGCAGCGTCTTGTTGAGGCCAGCCTTCTTGGCCACGCCCGCGAACCACGAGGTGAGGCTGTTCGGCACCATCGGCGTGCCGTCTGCCGACGGAAAGACCAGCGCCTTCGGGTCGCCCGGGCGGTCCGGCACCACGTACGACGCGCCTGTCCGGTCGCGCTTGTTCTTGGCGTAGAAGACCGCGTCCGGCTTGCCGACGTTGGCCGCCCACTCGCGGCAGCCGAGCTTGTACTCGATCAGCCGCGCACGATGCTCGCGCAGCGCCTCCATCGAGCGGCGCGGCATGTTGACGCGCTCGAAGTCGAGGCTGGTCTTGCGCTTGCCTTTGCCCTGCTTGGCTTTGGTGCCAGGGCGGAAGGCGGTGATGTGGTCGGCAGCTGCCGCGCTGCCGCTGGCCACGAGGTGCCAGCGCAGGATGATCTGGTTGTTGTCCCAGTCCACATCCTCCCAGTGCAGCCCCAGGAGTTCCGATCGGCGGAACCCGCCGTCGGTGGCGATGCGTGGCAGCAGCGCCAGGTGGCTGTCACCGGCCGCCGCGATGAGCTTGCCCGCGTCCAGCGGGCTGCCCTCGTACTCCTTAGCGGTGTCGTCGTCGCTCTCTGGCAGGCTGACGTAGCGCGCCGGGTTGACCTTGAGGCCGGTCGTTTCCGGGTCTTCGCTCGCCGCCTGGAGGCACGTCTTGAGGCGCTTCAGCGCGTACGTGGCGACCGACACGGTGGACCTCTCGGTCAGCACCGTGAGCCACTTCTCGATGCGCGTCTTGGTCAGTGAGCGCAGGGCAACCTTGCCCATTGGTTCGAGGTCGCCCACGGCCGGCAGCACGTTGTTGACCATCGCCGCCTTGTACTGGTCGTACGTGGTCGCCGACAGCTTCGGCCGCACCAGCACCTCCAGCCAGTGCGTCCTGGCCCAGTCGTCCAGGGTCATCGGCGTGGCCTCGCGGCCGAGCTTGACCGGCTTGGCGCCGTCTTCCTTCTGGGCGGCCATGTGCGCGTCGCGCTTGGCGACGGCATCCTCGAACAGGACGTACGGGCCGTAGTTCTTGTAGACGGTGCGGCCCTGCTCGTTCTTCTCGCACTGCGGCGCGGAGACGAGGTACTTGCCGGCGTTCGGACCGGACTTCAGGTGCTTGATGTAGAGGCTGCTCGCCTCTGTCTTCGATAGGCGCTTTCGGCGCGTGGTAGAACGGACCTGTACGGTCATCGCGAGACTACTCCTCGTGAGGACGGTGCCCTGCCCCGGGCCGCTAGAACGGCGCCGGGGCTTTTGCAGCATCCCCTCTGTGTTTAGGGCCAGGAACCGCCTGGCAACGGGGCCGTGAGAGTACGGCAATCCCAACTCGGTATCAACAAATGGTGACTTGATACCGAGCTTGGTCACGAGATGTGGCCGTGCAGCCCAGCCTTGCGGCAGGCGCGCTTGACCGCAGACAGCGAGCAGCCCACGGCCTTGGCCAGCATCGGACGGGTGATGACCGCTGGCACGTCTTCGCCCCTGGCCCGCGCGGCGCGCAGCTCCTCGACCAGGGCCAGCACTTCCTGGGGCTGCACACCCCAGCCGGGCTTGCGGCCCGGACCCCCTTTGCGCTTGGCTGGGCGGGTGGCATCGCGCAGGTTGCTGGCGTACTCCACCAGCGCCGCGCTCAGCTTGCACCACAGGGCTTCTTGATCGACCCAGAGTTCTGGCTCGATCTCGGCGTACTGCCGCTTCGCCTCAAAGACCGCTGTCGCCACGGGACATCTGCCCCCCGAAACACCTCAAGTCTGTGCGCCGTCGGTCCAACGCAGGCGCACCTAAAAACTCATACCGCCCTGATTCATCCTTTGCAAGACGGCAACGTTATCGTGACCCGTTCGCGATTGATAACCCCCACGTTATCCCCAGGTTATCCACAATCGCCGGAACTGTCTTGCGTGCCGGTTCATTCCTGAACCGGGCCGCGAAACTCGGCTCTCTTGGAGGTTGGCGACTGCCTGGCGCAGCCTTTCTAGCCGTGGCCAGAGACAGACCGATCTACGTACCGCTCACGGCTGAAGAGTTCTCCGACCTTGTTCGCATGGCCAAGTTTGAACGGCGCGAAACGCACGCTCAGGCCGCGCATCTGATTGCCCAGGCCGTGGACCGCTGGCGTGCGGCCCAGGAGCTTGAGCGTTCGCTGCAAGGGGAGACGGAGAGCTATCAGGAGGTCGCCTAGCCATGAAGCGGAATGGCGCCGCCGACGCGGAAGAGACCGCAACCCTGCCCGTGCTGCTGCTGACAGTCCAGCAAGCCGCCGCCGTGTGTCAGGTGTCCACCGACCAGATTTACCGCTGGACCTACGAGCCGGACTTTCCGGTGATTGCTCAGCCGCATGCCTTCCGCATCCACGCCAGGCTGCTGGATCAGTGGCTGATCAAGCGCGCCAACCAGGGACGCAAAGAGGAGGGCAGTGCCGCGTGAGTAGTACGCAAGCCATCGTTGATCGACTGGACGAGATGCTGAGCCTGCTGCGCTCGGTCGAAGCCAAGCTGGGCAGCAGCGGCGAGCGCACCTCGTCGGTGGAAGTCAAGACCTCGACCAGAGGTGTGGACATCACTACTAAGGCGTATGCAGGCAGCCCGATCACCAGTGCGGGCGACGCCGCGATGGACGAGTTCATTCGCGTCGGCCGCGAGGTCGAGCGGCGGCTGACGGGTCAGGCGTGATCAACCCGCCGCCACCCGCACCGCTGACGGCTCGCCTGGCGCGCATGTGTGAGAACGCGCACGCCAAGCGCTGCAATTGCCGCTGCCTGGGCGCTTTCCACGGCATGGCGCGCTCGAAGCTGACCGAGTACTTCGAGAAGCTGCCGGCCGACGACCCGCACTGGATCAAAGAGCGCAGCCGCCAGCTGCCGCTGCCCAGGCCGGTGGGCGCATGACCGAGCGCATGTGCGTCCGCTGCACGAAGCCGATCCCGCCCGAGGAGCATCGCCGCAAGTACTGCAGCGACGCCTGCGCCGACAGCGCCCAGCGGGCCGTGATCAAGGCGCGCAAGTCGCTCGGCGGCTTCTCGCTGTCGGGCGGCCAGGCGCGCGTGCTCTATCGCTACTACCCCAAGAAGGAGGGCTGATGCCCGAGTACCCACCGCGCCGAGTCGCGGTCAATTACCGCCGTCAAGTGAGTGATGGCAACTACGGCACCGAGGCCGCCGAGGTGTCGCTGGAGTGGCATGTGGACGGCGCCGACGACAGCCACTTCGACCTAGAGGTGGCTGGCGAGATGCTGCGCAACGCGCACGAGGTGGTTCTCGCCCAACTGCACAACTCTGAGAGCATCGCGGTGCGCAAGGCCACCGCGTTGCGTACGACTGCGCCGGCCAGGACCGCTGCAACGGTCCCAGCCGACGATGAGAGCCCCTTCTGATGGCAGCACTGCTCGGAGTGGCCCTCATCCTGTACGCAATCGACGGTGGAGTCACCGAAGAACCGCCCGCGCCGCCTCCCGATGAAGTGGCTGAGGAAGCCCACGAGAACCCACCAGAGCCAATCTATACCGTCTGGGACCGATTGGCAGCATGTGAAAGTACATCCAATTGGTCTGCGAACACCCGCAATGGCTACTACGGCGGCCTGCAGATGGACATGACCTTCTGGCGCAACTACGGAGGCCAGGCGTTTGCGACCAGGCCCGACCTGGCCTCGCGCGCTGCCCAGATCGCCGTAGCCGAGCGCGGTCTGGTTGCCCAGGGCTGGCGGGCGTGGCCGTCCTGCAGTCGGAGGCTCGGCCTGCGATGAAGCGGCGCAAGAAGGCGGTCGCCGCGCCGACCTGGGAGTGCCCGGTGTGCTGCCTGCAGATGGTCGGCGGCGAGCGCTGCTACATCCACAACCCGTCTCCCGAGGAGCGCGAGGCCAATCCCCAGGCGTACCGCCGCGAGCAGTACGCGCCCAGCTACAAGAAGGCGTCGTGATGGGCGGGTCACCACGCGCTGACTACCCGATCTACTTCGACGGGTTCACCTACGAGCCGCCCAAGGACGAGTCGCGGCTGCGCACGCAGCTATGGCGGGTGTTTGTGACGATGACCGACGAGCGCGAGCACACCCTGGCCGAGCTTGCGGAGGCCACTGGCGGCAGCGAGGCGTCCGTCTCGGCGCGCTTGCGCGACCTCCGCAAACCACGCTTCGGCGCCTGGGTCATCCAGCGTCGGCGGATCGTGGGCGGGCTGTTTGGCTATCGCCTACAGCGCCGCTCACCGCGTGTTGAACAAGGGGCACTGCTATGACCGACATGGCCAAGGCCGAGAAGTCCGGGCTGACACTGAGCATGGTCTCGGAAATGACTGGCTTCTCGGTGCCAGACATCGCCCTGGTGGCGCGCACGGTGGCCGTCGGCGCGCCGCTGCAGGAGCTTGCCGTGTTCCTGCACTCCTGCCGCCAACTGCATTTGGACCCCTTGTTGCGGCAGGCCTACTGGATTCGGCGCGGCAATCCGCCCAAAGGGGCTTTGCAAGTCGGCATCGACGGCTTCCGCGCGATCGCGGATTCGTCCGGTGTCTACGCCGGCGCCGAGCCGATCGAGTATCGCGGCCGGCTGGAGTGGACCTACAAGGACCAGAAGATCATCGTGCCGGAGCTTGCGCGGGCGGTGATCTGGAAGATCGTCGGCGGCCACAAATCACCCTTTACGGGTGAGGCGTACTGGACCGAGTTCTGTCCGGCCACCGACAAGGAATCCCACATGTGGGCGCGCATGCCGAAACACATGCTTGGCAAGGTCGCCGAAGCCCAGGCGCTGCGGCGAGCCTTCCCGGCCCAGCTTGGCGCGCTCACCCTGGAGGATGATGAGCCGAGCCTGGAGGTTGCCGAGCAGGCGCCGCCCAGGCGCAGCCAGGCCGAGCTAGCCGCCAAGCACGCCGCGATCTACGACCACGCCTACGATCTGCCCGAACCGCAGCAGCCCGAGCCAGAGGCTGAGAGCGCCCAGGAGGCGCAGTCATGACCACCGATGACACCGATGTAGTGCTGCGCCTGCAAGCGCGGCTGATGGAAGTCGAGCGGCGCGGCCAGATGGCGCGCGCGACCTTTGCGGTGCATGTCGGTCCGGATGTGGACCGCCTGGCCCGCGAGACTGGCAACAGCTGCCTGCTGGGCGTGCTGATGGCCAGCGATATCCCGCCCGAAGCCCCACCAGACGACGACTAGGGCGCTGGCATGCGCTACCCCGAATACGTGTGCCCCGTGCATCTGCACGAGCGGCTGCTATGCGACATGGAGTGCGCCGCAGCGCGCGAGGCGATGCGCCGCCTAGGCCGAGATTACAGACAATTTTGGCATGACCGAGGTCGCGGCATACGCCCGGCCAAGTACGTGTATGTCTTCCATGATCGCCGCCCGGTGGGGCGGGTCTGGGGCATCGAATGAGCGAGGCCAGCCGTCAGCGTCTGCTGTTTTTGAGCAACCGCCTCGAAGAACTCCAGGCCAAGCACGGCCCGCCCGAGATTCCCGCGCCAATGGGCGCCGACCTACCCCCGAGTTGGGGAGAGGTCGGCACGCTTGCTCGTCGCCTGCTCAGTCCCACGGAGTACGCGCGAGTAGTGCGCGACACCGAAGAACTGAACCGCATGGAGCGCGCCGCCCGGTTGGCGCGGGGAGACCTCTGGGAAACCGCTGAGCCGCCGCCGCCAGTCCAGCAGGCGCAGCCAGCCATGCAACAGCAGCCGCCACAGAATCGCGTCCCAGAGGCCACAAAACCGAAGCGGCGTCACACGCGCACGGCAGACTGGTGAAGCCGTCCATTCGCCAGGCTGCCGACGAGGTTCGGTACTTCTGGGCAGACGCCCAGGTCGCCCTGGTCTTCGACCGCTTACGCGAGACAGACTCGGGCGCGGTGCGTGCGATGCTGACCGCGACATCCACCGCCAATGGGCACGCCGGCCACATCTTCTGGGCGCAGGTATCTCTGACCGTGGCGAACGATCGGAAGACCATCACCGCCAAGTTGGATCGGGCGGCGCCACTGGATGGCACCAGCTGGGAGCAGGACATCGACCGCTGCTTTCAGGATGTCTACCAGCGGCATACGGCGGTGCCCGAGCCGGTGGAACTGACCGGCGTGGAAGAGGCCGAGCTTGAGACGGCGTACCTGATCACGCCGGTGATTCCCGAAGGTCAGGTCACGCTGTTTCTTGCCGATCAGGGCAGCACCAAGAGCTACTTGATGCTGTACCTGGCGACGTGCATTGCCCTGGGCAGCCCGACAGTGTTCAGCGAGCCAGCCCGCAGTGGGTCGGTCGTGTACTTCGATTGGGAGGTTGACGAACAGGTCGCCAATAAGCGCTTGTCGTGGATTGCGCGCGGCCTGGGCGCCCAGGTGCCGCGCGGCCTGCACTACATCAACATGGGCACCCGGGGCCGCATCTTCGACCGCATTCGCGACATGCGCTACATGGTCGATCGCATCCACCCGGCCCTGGTGGTCATCGACTCACTGACATTCGCCACTGGCGCCGACCTGAATTCCGCCGAGTACGCGGCGCCGACGATGACCGCCGTGGGCAGCTTGGGCGAAGGCGTCGCCAAGCTGGTCAGCGCACACCCCAACAAAAGCTCGCGCAACAGCAGCACCGAAGACATCAGCGTCATCGGCTCCACGCTCTTCGAGTACCGCGCGAGGGCCATCTGGCATATGAAGCGCGAGCAGTCCAAGGCGGCGCGCTTTGGCGTCAGCATGACCCCGCGTAAGCAGTTCGACGGACCGCCGCAGCGACCGCTGGCGTACACGATGGATTTCGACAATGTGAACCACGCTGCGCACTTCCGGAGCGCGAAGCTCTCGGACATGCCCAGCCTGGAGCGCAGCACGCTCACGATCGCGGCTCAGATACGGCGGGTGCTGGCGCGGGCGGGTCGGTTGGATACCAACCAGATTGCTGAGATCACCGGCCTCAAGGCGGATGTCATCAAGATGGAGTGCAACCGCATGGCCGACGTGTTCCCGTATCTAGCGGGTGGTGGTCGCGGCAAAGCCACCACCTGGGAGCTTCGCGCACAAACCGAATCGGATACGGAATGAATAGAGTATCGCTTGCAGGATACTACCCCCCCCTTTTAAGGGGGGTATCCTGCTACTGATTCGGAAATACGGTACGGATAGTGGTTTCCAAGCCTTGCCACGCCCCGCCCGGCCCTTCCCGGCCTCGCCAAACCCAGCCAGGCCTGGCCCGTCCTAGCCTCGCCTTGCTTTGGCGATGTGTCTGAAGTTCCAAGCCTTGCCGGGCCTCGCCAAACCCCGCCGCGCAACGCTACGCATTGCTACGCCATGCCTGGCCGTGCCGCTCCGCGCTGAGCCGGGAACAGCCTAGCCTTGCCACGCTGAGCCTGGCCGAGCCCCGCCGTGACAGTCGTCAGTCTAAAGTTCCTAGCCCCCGGACCGGGTAGACCCCGGCGAGGGGGCTTTCTTTGTATGCCGGCGACTTGAACTATCGATAGACGGTTGATAGAAAAGGCGTATGGAGATAGTTCCATGCGTGTAAACGTGCGGCTGGTCGGAACCACGCCGCTGGTCGTCCACAACGTGCAGCTGGCCGACCCGGACAACGACTTCGCCAAGGCCATCGCGGTCATCAACGCCAAGGCCAGCAACATGACGGAGGTTGACCGCCGCGAGAAGGCGCGCTTGCAGTGGTTCGGCGCCCTGTACGTCAGCCACAACGGGCACGCCGGGCCGGTGATGCCCACGGCCAACATCCGCCGCTGCTTTCGGCAGGCCGGCACGGCCACCCGTCAGGGCAAGTCCATCGAGCGCGCGGTGATCCCGCTGGAGGTCGAGGTGCCGCTGGTCTACGACGGCCCGCGCGAGATCACCGAACTCTTCAAGCAGCCCGAGTACGTGTGGACGACGATGGTCAGCATCAATCGCGGCAAGGTCCAGTCCACGCGCCCGATCTTCCACCGCTGGCAGGTTGACTGCCAACTGGAGTTGGTCACCGAACTGCTCGACTTCGACCGCTTCCGCGCCATCGTGGAGCAAGCCGGCATCGTGGAAGGCCTGGGCGATGGACGAGTGATCGGCTACGGACGCTTCAAGTCCGACGTCAAGAAGGCGTGAGGCGTGTTCCAGCCCAAGCGCAGTGACGGGCGCGCCTACTGGCGGGTGGTCTACGACAGACTCGCCTCCACACCCCCCGGAGAGATGGTCCGCTATGCCGAGCTTCTGGAGTTGCTGGAGACCGACGATCGCGCCCTGGTGCATGCCGCCATGCCGCGCGCCACCCGCGAACTCCGCTCGCATCACCACCGCGACGTCGCCGTGGAGCGTGGCCAAGGTTACAGAGTGTTGTTCGCCAATCAGCACGTCGGCAAAGCCGAAGACCACAAAGACAGAGCCGAACGCCAAATCCAACTCGCCTCCGACGTGGTGGATGCTACGAACTTGGCCGAACTCACCGCTATGGAGCGCGAGCAGTGGTCTCAGGTGCGGCGCGGCATGACGCTGCTGCTGATGGCCGTCAGCACCCACGAGGTGGCACTCGCCCGCCACGAAGACTTGATCAACTCACTCCAGCAGCGTGTCGAGGAACTCGAAACCGGCCAGGATGGCCACCCACCCGCGGCCAGGCGAGTCTAGGCCCGGCTGAGCGAGGCTGCGCGCGGCGAGGCTTGGCGAGGTGCAGCCGTGGCAGAGCTTGGCTTGTCGGGGCGGGTCTGGTCTGAGCCTGGCCAGGCGTGGCCCGGCAAAGCGTGGAATGGAGTGGCTGGGCAAGGCTTGGAATCCCTGACTGCACGCATGGCGTGGCTGGGCATGGCCGGGCTAGGTGTGG